CTATGGCCTAAAGTTACATATCACTAACTCTGCTGCCTTATGACCGTTATTACCGCCTACTGAATAGGTTGTGTTTACCGTTGTCATCTCCAGCCCTTCAAACACTCGGCGCATGTCCGGGTGATCGTTGACAGAAATAATCATTTTCCCTTGGCAACGACGGGCTAGCTCTGCCATTGCAGTATATTGCTCTAACTCAAAGGGAACGCCATATCCCTGAGTTTCCCAGTATGGGGGATCAAGGTAAAACAGCGTGTATGGCCTGTCATAACGAGTAATACATGCTTTCCAATCTAGATGCTCAATTGTGACTTTATGTAAACGTAGCCATGCTTCTGAAAGGGATTCTTCTAAACGAAGTAAGTTTAGCTTTGATGGGCCAGTAGTACTTGTCCCAAATGTCCGCCCATCAACTTTAGCCCCAAAGGATAATTTTTGTAAGTAATAGAATCTTGCTGCACGTTGAATATCAGTCAGTACTTCAGGGGGGGTATCTTTTAGCCATCTAAATATTTCACGGCTGGTTAAAGCCCATTTAAACTGCTTTATAAATTCTTCAAGATGATTTTGGATAACCCGATACAGATTCACGATGTCACCATTAATGTCGTTGAGCACTTCGGCTTTTGACGGCTCTTTCATGAAAAATAGTGCCGCACCTCCACAGAAGGGTTCGACATAGCAGCTATGCATAGGAAACAGAGGAAGTAATTTGCGAGCTAGTTTTCTTTTACCACCAACCCACGGAATAACTGTATTCACCATAATTTTATACTCCTTTATTGATCTGCAAAACCGATCAATAGATTAATATCGATCGCTGAAATTGATGATAGTCAGGACGATGTACGATAAGGAGTTATGAAACTGTAGCAGATTACGAAGGCCGCCAGCATGCTGGCGGCAGAATGCTATTTATTTAAAGCATTTTTAGCGTCAGCAGCTTGGTCGATTTTTTTCTGAATGTAGTTACGTATAGTTTTATAACCACCTGCCACCAGATAAAGCGCACACACTGCGGTACATCCATATAGCAATACGGTCTGAATTAAAGTCATTAATTATTCCACCATAAGTCATAGGGTAATGTAGTGAACAATGATACTTAGTTATAATAGTAATATTATGACGGTTACATATTCCCTCCCCAAAAACGAGTTAGTAAATTATCGATAGGTTGGTAACAAAATATACACATGAGTTTTGTTAATTTTGTTTCATGTTTGGGGTTGCTCAGGCCATTCTGGTATATTTAAGTCTACATCCTTAAGCGCCTGAATATAATCAAGCCATTTTTGCAACTTCTCTTTGTTCTCGTTGGTAATCGAGCCCAGTAGCAGTTCTGTTTGCCACTCTCCGATTGTCACACGTGCATCACCTATGAGTTGGCGTTGTTTTAATGCAGCCTCAGCTTGTTTTGCATTATTTTCAGCTTCTTCATCCTTCACCCATGCTTGACCATCCCATTTTTCATACTGACCCGATGGCGCAATAGATACGGTGTTCTCAGGTAACTCACCGATGTCTGAAATATAAATAGCCTGCCCAGTCATCGTGCTATAAACCGTTTCATCACGGTGATCTTCTTTTAGAGACCATGTTTTTTCTTTATCATCAAATATTGCAACATGACCAAATGGAATAGCAGGAGGAGGTACAATCGTGCAGTTTGCAGGTAATCCGGTATGAGGAGGAATATAAGCATCACCGGCACCAATAAACTCATTAGTATCGGCACGAAGGTTAAAAACTTTAATAATCTGAGCCTGATCGGACATTTCGAATGTCATTATGCTAACCTCACAATATAGTTAAAAGCGATGTTCTTAACGGTATTTTCTGCATTACCCGCTGCATTTACAGTAATGGTATGCGCATGGGTTCCCATCACGACTGAATGGGTGTGAGCACCTATAGCGACAGTATGAGCATGTCCGCCGATAGCAACCGTGTGGGCGTGGGCACCAATCGCGACTGTATGAGTATGATTCCCCGCTGCAACTGTAGTGCTACTGATCGACTTATTAGTTGCTGCGCCCCCAGTCGAGCCAGCGACTTTAACGCCGTTTGAATCACCACTGGTTCGTGTATCTATATAGCCGTGGGTATGGTTACCGTTGGTTGACGCCGTCTTTGTTCCGTGATCAAAAGACGAAGTTGTTTTTGTCCCTAAATCTGTTGATGTAGTTGTCTTATTACCGTGATCGAAACTGCTAGTTGTTTTTGTCCCTAAATCTGTTGCTGCTGCTGTAGCAGCATGCGTGTGGGATTTAATACCGTCATTTTCTAGACTCAGAAGTGCACGCCCATCAGGGGCACCTTTGATAGTTTGTCCACGCATGTCTGGGAGCTTTCCTGTTGGATAGGCCGCTGCAGTTTTTGGGTATTTTGCAGTATCGAAGACCTGCCCTTGCATAATGGCATAACCCTCTGGCGGTGTTGTGGATGGCCATGCCAGCGGAGTGCCCACAGGAACAGCCGTAGCCGTTGCAGCGACCGCAATTGCTGTTGCGATGGCTTTAATAGCTGTCAGCAGTTGGTTATTCTTCGATGGGTCAGGCGTCATTTTTGCTTCAGCCAGAATATTTTTATTCTCGCGCTGAATATCAATAATGCCCCCCTGAAACGCATTCATTATTTTGGCATATACGATGGTACCTTCCGCGCCAGTGGACGGATCGCCATCATGAAATAATCCATCGTCGGTATCGACCGGCTCAATAATATCTTTCATTACGTTTTATTCTCCACGTAATTAAATACAACCTGCGTGTGCGCGGGTTTTAAATCACGAAATATGTTTTCCAACATATTCTGGCCAAATGACATCAGGCGCTCGCCCGTGGCAGAACTGCCACAGCGGAAGCGGTACACCGGCACCTGACCATCCTGAATATTCACGATCCAAACCCAGACTATTTCTGGTATCCATAGCCTGTCACCGCATCGGTTATGGCCACATCGGAACGGCTCTGGCTCGTCAATGGTGATGTTGTAGCCCAGCGACTTTGCCAAACGGATAAAATAACCTCGGCTCAATCCTCCAGTTTCATTCAGTTTCGCCATAATCTGCTGGCGGCGAGCCTGAATCGTCATACCGTTGCTGACTGAAAGACCTAGCACTCGTTCCCAGTCTGACAACAACGCCACTGCAGTAAATGGGGTGACGCCATTCAGTACGTCTTGAGCGCTACGTTCGACGTTTGCTAGCATGTTTCCTTCGGCCTGCAGCTCTGCATTCAAATGCTGACCATCGCGTGCATACCCATCGGGCAGTAGCAGGTAAAGCAGTTCACGCCAGTCGTTACCTGTCATTTGAGTTCACCCACGGTGATAGTGCCCGGACGTATCCACTGCACGGTCTTCTCACTGACCACTGGAACCACATTACCGGTCGGCGTTATAAGCTCGTAATCCACTACGCCAGTAATATCGGAGATTAGCGCTCCCATCTGGGTTCGAACCGCAACCTCCCCCGGAGCCAAGCGGCTGAAATAATCGGTTAGCACCTGAGTTATCTGCACTCTGGCTTCATCAAGTGAAAGTCCGTCAAGACTGACGTTGACAGAAATATCGGTATTGATTGGTTCTGGAGCCATCACCAGCGTATCTTTCACTGTAACAGGGCGCTGGTCGTCGATATGCGCCTGCACTGACTTAATGGTCTGGTCGGACGGTAACCCACCGCTGGCGGTTATCACCACGTCCACGGTGCCGTAGCCTCGGCGCAGGGGATAAACATATGCCTCCGATACGCCGCTAACTTCCATTGCCCAGCGTCGGTAGTCGTACTTATTACCGCCTGCAGGCGGGCGGCGCATCAGCTCCAGCAAGCGTGACAGCAGCGAAGTATCGCTCTCGGCATCCGTGCCTCCTCGCATGGTCTTGATGGTCACCGCACTATCAATTCCCTGCGGCGCACTGAGCAGCGTGGCTGCAGTATTGTCGCTTAGGTTGCCTGCCATTCCGGTAGTCATGGCACTGGCGCTTAAGGTTACCGTGCCTTTATCACTTAGCGTGCCCTCTACAGTGGTTTGGTACAGCACATTGCTGCCGCGTGGGCGGAACTGCAAACCGCTGACCACTTTCAGGCCTGCTGAGCCAGTGAATACCGCCTGACCGCTTGCCGCACTCGCGGGTTTAGGGGACAGGCCGCGGGAGCGGGCATGCATAACTAACCAGTCATGGTCGGCTGTATCGGGGAATATCTGGCGCAGTATCCAGCTCTGGTCGTTGTAAAGTCCTTGAGCAACACCAGATATGGCATTAGCCCGAATGGCGTAATCGCTATCACCAGATACGTCAGCGTCTGGAAGTTGGTTGCGGATATCCCGTAACTGTTGTTGAGTAATATCGGCGAGTGTCAGTACGCTACGAGCCATGTAAACCCCATTTAAACGACTTTTACTGGATGGGTGAACGTAAGGACGTCGCCGCCTGCCTGTGTAACGGTGATGGATAACTGTAGCCAACCAGTCTGAGGCGCAGTGACGTCAACGCTAAGCGCCGTAGCCCGCCCATCAATTAGCAGTGGCTGCAGCGCCTGTTCGGCATACTGCTGAGCCAGCTTACGGGTCTGCGGTGTATCCTTGGCACGAGCTAGTTCATGCAAGCGAGATCCCATTTGCGGATCGGCCCAGTAGGTACCCTTACGAATGCGCAGACGTAGCCAGACCGCGTTATGCAGGTCTGTGCAGCGTTCTCCGGTGTAATCGCCGGTAGTGTGATCGATATAGGCGTCCATAGCGGGCAGAATGCCGTAGCAGCGATAAGTCAGGAAGGTACGGAGGTGAAGCGGCTAAGATAGGGGCAATGCTGCCCCTGTGGAAGTATCAGTTATGTGGTTTACCTGACGGACCATCGGGGGTGTCGTGGATGTGCGTCCCAATTTTAACACCGTTTATGGTCACCGCCACTGAGGTGATAGCCCCGCCCGTATGGCTGATATTACCTTCAAACGATGCTGTGACGCCACCTTCACCGCCTTTTATAGCCATTCCGCCATTTCCACTAATAAGCCCCTGAGCGGTCAGCTTTTTGGATGTGCTCAGTTCCGGGGTGGTAAATATGGCTGATTCCGATGCGTTGACGGCATATTTTTTGCAGTTGAGCTGCCACTCATCACAATCAACGGCAATAATGCGGTTACGCTTCAGGACGATGCTGGCTCCTTCATCGGTATAGATGGCCACCTCACCGGACTCCAGCCCCTGCAGACGGTAGCTGCTGTGTTCGGTAGCAATCACGATACCGTGGCTGGTTCGCCCGCCCAGCGGCAGCACAATGGCCATCGCACCTTCAGGGGGGACGGTAGTGAAACCGTACTGCTGGAATATTTCTATACCCTCCAGCCCCTCTGGAGCCAATCCGGACACCTGCGCGGTCTGTACGCCGCCCTTAGTGGTGATACGGGTCAGCACGCCACGAAAGGCCAGTCGTAGGCCGCTGAGCGCTTTACGGATGCGCTTATCCACCAATCCAGAAAAATCAGGCATTGTCGACCTGCTCCCATGTTGTCCATAGTCCCTTATCTTTTTTACCGCGCCGGTGTCCCTTACGGTGTACTGATTTAGGATACGCATCCGGTAGCCAGATACCATCCTCTCGCAGCAGCAGTGAGGTTTCCTGCCGCTGGCCACGCCCCCCTCGGAAAGTCCGTTGCATGATAAAATAAACGTCATCCACCCCGAGAACGTCGCTTTTCACATAAACCCGCTGGCCCGGTGCCCACAGCGTACCGTTCGCCGTAGTGAATCCCCGCAGAGTGGCAGATAACGCAAAACCGTTCAGCCTAGCATCCGCCTGTAGCTTGCGGGCGCGGAACTGCACCTCTTCATCGTTTTGTGAATCGCCCTCAACCACGATGCGAGGGCGATAGAGCGTCATCGTCGTGTCTTTTACCGTGCATTTGCGGTTGGCTTTACCGTCTTCATGACCCGTGCCGTGCCCCTGTGCCAATACCGTTGTCTGAGAGTAACGCCCGCTCATATCAGTACGTTTTCCCAGCCTGAGCAGGTTATTGCGCTGTCCATCGCGGTGCATGATGAGCGTGTCTACAGGTGTTGAACTGTAGTCCGGGCCACCGATAATCAGCGTACCGTCTGGTGCCATCCACGGCCACAGCCAGCTCATCTCAGCTACGCGCTTCAGGGCGTCCCACGCGCTGTCACCCGGTTCTATGCTGACCTTCTTCACACTGCTGGGATGTTCAGCCTGCATACGGATAGCGGTAACGCCCAGTGGCTTAATCACCTGAGAGATAACCTCCTGCAGTGTCATTTCCTGCGCAGTGAAAATGGGGGCAGAGCAGTCTACAAGTACTGCCGCAGCATCGCGCCCTGTCAGCTCAAGCCAGTGCTGACCTCGGCTGACGTCATGGCTCAGCTCGTCAATCATGCCCGTCATGATGGTATTGTCGCCATAGCGCAACTCTGCTCTCGCTCCGGCGACAACATCAGCAGGCAACACCGGATCCGCGGTGCCTACCGACAACTGCCAGCCGCCTGCGGGGGTCAGCAGATCGGAGTCCACCTCGAAGCGCTCCCAGTCATCGTGCGAGCGGCCCCCGATACGCAGCGTCAGACGTGGTTCATTTTGCCCATGCATACAGCACATCCCCGGGATTCAAATTGTTGGACTCGCGCAGCGATGGATTGAGGCGGGCCAGCTGGGTGGCGCGAGACGCATCGCCATACCACTCAAATGCCAGTAGAGGCAGATTACAACGACGTGTGACCTGACGTTGTACAAGCGGTGGCAGCGCTAGTATCAGTCCTCGAGCTTGTTCCTGAAGGTGCCAAGCGCTTTCCTGTAGTGCGGCGATAATGGCTTGGTCCCGACGAGTGTCCGGTATCCCCGTCTGTGCGAGTTCGGCGCTGGCCATACGCACAGATACGGAGGAGCGCTGGGCAGCAATGGCACCGACAATCAGCGCACGCACGTCGCCGGTGATCCGCTCAATATCAGTGGCGGACAGCGTCGGGGATGCTGTCTCATTCACAAAGATATCACTGGCCGTGTCGATCATCTCGCTCACGGCCACCAGACGAACGGCCTGATTAATCATCTCAGTATCGCTTTGTGGCATCACACTGGCGCGGCGCAACGTGGAGGCGAAAACGCTGCCGGGGGACATTGTCTGCTGACGCGTGGTACGAAGCAGTGGTAACGTCAGCATGGTGTCTTTCAACCCCGTCAAAGCGTTCCAGTCCGACAAGCGTGAAGCCTCGCTCAGCGAAAGGCGGTCAGTAAATGCCCCAGTCAGGTGCTTCAGGTCAGAAATAAAGGCGGTCGGATAGTCCAAGTAGTTTAGGGCACTACCGATGGTGGACTGCACCTCGTTTGCTAGGGCATTTACCACATATTCGGCTGAGGCGATGATATTAGTGACGCGGGAAATATCCTGCTGAATATCACGTAAGGTATCCATAGCATCGCCAAACCAACTGATTGCGCTGTCAAAAACACTGTCGCCATCAGCCTCATAATGGGGGGTAGCAAATAGGGCATCAGGCTGACCACTTTCTACAAAAACGAGGTCAACGGTGACGGCATTAATTGGCTCAACTTCATGGAATACCCCAGCCTCCAAAAACTGGACGTCAGGCACGGAGCCGTATACTGGGTGAACCAGCTCACCCGTGCCCGCCGTTTTAAGGGCGTTCAGAAAGGTTTTAAGCTGCGTCTGGTAGCGATTACCCCAAAAGATAGCCTGCAGTCGAAAGTTCACTGCTTTCAGCCCTTGGTCTTCCACTTCTTCGCCGTCCCGATACGGGTAAGCATAGGTTACAGTGTCTTTTGCCAGCGTGTCGCGGGTAAACAGGCAGTCAAACTGCACCCCCCGAAAAGAGGCTGGCATCAACAGGTCTACACCCAACGCAGCAGCAATATCATTGATAGTATCAGCCACTATTGCCTCCTTGAATCAACATCAATCCTGCGCAATACCGCATCTGTTACCTCTCGGCTATCAAGGTAGATATTGGCCACCACTGGCTGTTGTGGCCCCTGAGGCGCGTAGGGCACATTTGAACCTTTGCTAGCTGGTTTTGCCGTGTTGTTCTGAGAGAAAAAGTTTTTTATTTCGTCAAAAGCGTCAAGAAAACCAACTGGCTTAGGTATATTGTTTGGGATGTTGGTGTTGTAGCCATCTTCTTTCAGCCGCTTAATCTTGTCGTCACCGCGCTCCAGAAACTGATCGTAAAATTGGTTGTATGCCATAAAGCCTTCAGCAAGGGGGGCTCTGACCACCTTGCCCAGCAGACTTCCGCCTTTGCTCAGGAAGCTCCCGCCTTTTGCTGCTGTTTCGGCGGCTTCTTCCACTATCGCTGAACCGCCCCCCTTAAAGCGTTTCCACAGTTTCTGACCTCCAGCCAGAGCCAGAGCACCTAGCCCAGCACCGCCTGCAGCCCCAAACCCTTGAATAGTTGAATAAGCTCCGCTTATCGCAGTTGTTAATTTTGGAAATTCTTTTGCTAACTCAGAGGCTTTATCCGCCACATCACCAAACGATTTTGCTAAAGGTGCGGCGGTATCATTAGACGCTACAATGGCTTCGTTCTTCGCCTTGTTAACCTTGAATGAGGTGCTGTCTGCCACCACGTTGTAATCCAGATCCGCAGAAGTATGTCCTTCAGGCATATCAAACTGGGCATTACCCTCTTTGATGAGCTTGTGGTAATAGTCCTTGTTACGCTCCCAGTTCAGGAAGCCCATGCGGGAATATTCATTGGTAAAGATACGACCCACATTCTGACCATGTATCTGGTCGCGGCGTGCTTCCAACTGTGCTCTTGCCTCACCGGGCGCAGTGCGGGAGATCTGTTTTTCCAGCGCAACAAATTGCGGATCGTGTTCATCCATCGCCCGAATTCCTCGGTCGACGGTATCAAGCGGGGTCAGCCCTTTTGCGGCATCTGCACGAATAAGTGCACGAATATCGATACCGCGTTTACCTATTTTTGCTTGCTTAAAATTGTTAGCAAGCGTCGGTGCTGACAGTTCACTGAGTAAGTTGGTTGTAAACGTTGCGGCTTCTTCAGGTGAACCTGCACCACGGGCTGCCGCCTCAAAAAGTGCCCCTACCTGCGAATAACCGGTGCGCCCATGCAAACCGATAGATTTTGCAGACTCCAACGCTTTCGGCATCTCTTTAGCCAGAAGGGACATGTCCACCATGCCATGCTGCGACATCGTTGTAGCAACACTAAGGCCCGCATGGGCGTCCTTCTCATTCAGACCAAAGTTAAACGCGCTAGATTGTAAACTGGCCACTGCAGCCGGATCGGTTTCCGTTGCGCTGGAAATTTTCATGACGTCCGGAAGCGCTGCGAAAACCTGATCACGTCCCATCGTGCCGGAGCGCTGCATGGTTTCCATCGCATGGAATGCACCACTAATATCGCCACCCCCTTCGCGTATCGCACGCTTAATGGCAGCATCAATGGTTTTCATCCCAGCCTGACGGCCTGCAAGGTCTTTATCGCTATAGGCGAAATTCGCCTGCTTACGCAGCTCGGAATCGTACTCCATCTGATTCTCGATGGGCTTGCGCATCACCATCGCACCCGCAATTAAACCACCGCCGATAGCGCCCACGGTTTTACCCACGCGGGCAAGGCGCTGATAGCTTCGCTCTGTCTCGCCCAACTCGCGTCGGAGTCTGGCTACGGTGGTCTGCGTCTGGTTCCAAGCACGGGTCTGTTCGCTGGCACTCATGGTGCCGCTGCGGTATAGGCGATTATACGCGGCTAGCGTCTGGTTAATCTCGCGGCGGATGGATTGTTCAGAGCGGATACCCAGCGTTTCGCGCGCCTGCGCCTGTCGACGGTACTCCTGCAGGGCAGGGTTCATCTTCTCTTGAACACGCAGTGTCTCACCCATTTCCTGACGCAGGCGTGAGACCGTTGATTGCATGCGCTGGTAGGCACGTTCCTGCTCTTTAACTGACAGAACGCCGCTACGCTCCAGTCGGTTATAGGCTGCGACCGTGCGGCTAATCTCCCGCTGAATATTGTGTTCAGAGCGAATGCCCAGCGACTCACGGGCGCTAGACATGCGGCGGAACTCTTCAGATAACGACCGGATTTTGGGGGTGGCGTTATCTCGCACGCCAAATTTTATTTGAGTATCAAAATCACGGGCCACAGGGCAGTCCTCTTAGCGCGGAGTAGCGCTGCGCGCCCCTTTAGGGGGACGACGCAGGCTGATAACGGTGCGGTTTTTCTGCCAGAATTTGGGATTTTCTCGGCGGGTAATAGCATCCAGCCATCCGGCCAGTTCTACAGCGCTGGCGCGTCTGATTTGCTCTTCTGTGATACCGTATTGTCCGAGTCGGATGACGGTGAACCGGTACTCAGTAAAGCGCTGCTCGTGGATTTGAGCTTTTTTTTCACCTCATCGCGCAGGGTACGCAGGTACGCATAATCCTCGGAAACGAGGTTGTCACAGAGCAACTGATAGGTGATGTTCTTAGCTGGAATATCACCAATTTTCAGAAGGGTACGCGCCAGCACAGCAATCGGCACGCCCGCATCAGAGACACCTTCTTCAATCACGGCAATCTCGTCCCCAACCGTCGCCAGTCCCAACTCCACCTCTTGGTGGAGCTTGCCATCAAACACAATGCCAATCGGCAATGAACCCGTGCAGGTAATGTTCCCGGACATCATTATTCCTCAATTTTGTTAAGTGCAAAGGCGGTGATGTTGATACGCGCCTCGTTATCCACGGTGTATTGTTCACCGACCTGCGTGACAAACACATCCTGATAGGTCGTGCGTTTACCGCTACCGAGCGGCGTTTGAGTCAGTTTTGCCCCAGCAATCTGCGCCCAGTTGATGTTGGTATTTTTGGGCACCACTGCCGTGATGGACAGCTCCCAAGTGGCGATGCCTTGCGTATATCCTTTTGCACGGCCAGTGCTGTTCATGGTCTTGACCAGCTTTTTCCCCGTCGTCTCGGTCGGGTTAAAATCGGTGACTTCCACCTCTACGCTGTTAACATCCAGAACAATCGATCCTACGTATTCAAGGGCCATTGTCGTCTCCTTACATCAGATAAATGACGGCGGCGAACACATGCAGACCCCGCACGATTGCTGCCGGAATGGTGGCCTCTGCCCGCGAGTCATCCTGAAGACTGCGGGTCACAGTAAGCTGGTCTTTTAGCGCGTCGACATTCTCCACAATCTCAAGCTGCTCCAGCGAATACAGCACATCAAGCAGTTCAGAACGGATACGCGCCAATCGAGCATCGGTGAGCTTTTCACGCGGGAAACGCTGGGTATAGCGCGTACGACACGCCAGACGCACATAATCGAGCGAACGGATAATCGTGATATCCATCAGCGAGCGGTCTGTTACGCCCGCCGCATTCTTGATGTAGGTGCTGACCGAGCGCACGATACGGATGGTGCTACCGTCAACCTCAAACGGCGTCAGACCATTCATCAGGGCGTTTTCCTGCTCGGTACGGCCCGGCCAGTTGTCCTGCGCCGTGATATCCAACCCCGGCAATGTCAGGGTATTAAGCGGTCGGGCAGGGTCTGACTCACTCGCCATCACAGCACCGTAAATCGCCGCCAGTTCGCCGTTCGGCAACGCGGAACCGGCATGCCAGCCACAGGTAATGCGCGTTGCGTTAACCTTACTGGTCAGGGTTGTGCCACTGGCAAGCGTGCCATTCCAGCCGGTAACCCCCACGGCACCACGTTGTTCAAGTGGCCCAGAAACGTTATCCAGATGTGCAGCCAACTTTGCCAGCGCATCATCACTGGTGTAAGGCAGCATAATCATCGTATGTCCAGAGGCGAATACGGCGCTAAATGCTGCATCCAGTGACGGGTCACCCTGACCACCACTCATCGGCGTCAGCGTGGACGTGAGGCCGCTCGCGGTGATAGTGCAGGCCAGACCGCATTCATTCCCAGTGCTTCCTTTATTACGGGCAGTCAACACCAGCGCCTTGATTTTAGTAGGATTACCGTCACCGTCTTTCGGACCATCAATCTCGCCGACGGTCGCGCTCAATGGCAGGTCGTCTTGTCGTGTAATGGCACTGGACAGTGAGGCCATCACATCATCGGCCTTGTCGCCTTGACTGACGGCGACAGCTACCGTGGTGCTACAAATGGCCAGCCGAACCTGACCCGAACCGCTGGCCGTTCCGTTAAGTACCACAGAGCCAGTCGCTGCCACCCCCGCTTCAGCATCATCCAAGCCGACAACCGTGAGCTGAATATACTGGTTCGCTTTGATTGCCGCGCGGGCCATACGATGCGCCTGTGAGCCACGTCCGAAGTAAAGTGCCGCTTCATCATCGCTGAAGACGTTCACCGGCGTGAGGACTTCTGCAGCCGTTGCCGGCGTCAGACGCTGGCCGATAATAAGCAGCTTCTGATCGTTGGTGGCCAACGCACGTGAGGCAAGCTGGGTATTGAACGCGAAATAAGCACCGGGCTTATAAATCGGGTTCGGAATAGTGGTGATATCCATAGTCATTTATCCGCCTTAGCTGCCGGAGCAGCAGGTTGATCCGCAGTTTTATCAGACGGTTTAGCGTCAGCAGCCTCAGTGGGGATAGCGGGGTTAACGGGTTCGTTATACATCAACAGATCACCATCGCGGAGACGACGCAACCAGTAAGCTGTCTCCGGTACCTCCATCGCTATTTCGTCCGTGATATAACGGTCAGGACGACCTTCCACCGGTACCTGAATACCCTGACGGGCAATAACCTTAATCATCGTTTTGAGTCCTGTTGTGCATGATATCTTCAGCAACCGCGTCTGACTCGCCGGGCGGCAAGTACGCCATACGAGTGCTTTCATGCCACGGCAGTGGTTTTTCGATGCGACCGTGCCAGTGCACAAAGTCGGCGTCATGGTCAGTCGGTAACTCAGGCGCTGGCCAGTGGCCATTATCCAGTGCATCCTCCATCCACTGTGTGCTGAACACACACTCATAGACAGCCACGCCTTTTTCATTAAAGGCCTGTCCGGCTACCGGACGCACGCCTTCTGGCTTCAGATAATCAATGTCCAACCCCAAATCCTGACCAGTCAGTAGGCGGCGGACGCTACGGATGAGACGATAGCAACCCGGTTCTTTAAACCCCGGCCCACCGTGGCGTAGCGATTCATTACTACGCAGGTTGTAGTCCACCACAAACACACTGAAGCGACCGGTGACCAGAAAGCGGCGGCGGGACGTATCATGCGCCCGACTATTCGTGATACCCGAAAATACGAGGCACACGCCGGGCAACTGTCGTAGTGCCATGCCGATATCCGTAGCCAACACGTTCCAAGTCACCACTGGGTTGTTAACCATCTTACCCAGCCCCTGCTGCAAGCGATCGCACAGGGCTTTTTCGATGGTGGTAATCATCAGTACGCCCCTCCACCGGTACGATTACGGCTCCACAGGTCATCCCCCCCAGAATAAAACGCTACGGTCGGCGTCGAAGCATCGATGGTGCCGCCGTTCTCTGGGTTGGTGCCGATACTGGCTTTACCGCTGGCGACCAGCTTCAGCCAACTGATAGCATCCTCGTAGCGCAGGCGGATCACTTCATTGCAGGTATGCTCGTTTCCGGTAAGCAGGTAACGAGCAATATCACAGCAGTAATCACGCAGCGCATCCGGCACATGCTGGAGCGGCAAGTGATAGCGGGCGCCGATATACGCATCAATCCTGCCACTCGCCGACCGGAGGTGACGAGCAAGACGCTCATCATCCGCCTCTTCACTGTCCCAAGGTGCTGACACACTGACGGCATCACGCTCTGTGAAATAGGTTTTATAGTCCTCCGGCGTGGCGTAGTTCATGATTAGTTCCCTTTGCCGGTAGAACCATAAGCCATCTGCCAGTAGCCAAATGCAGCTGCCCCACGGGACTCAACGCCATATTTGTACTCTGCCCGCATGAAAACGTCGTCCGAGTCCATATTGGTCTGGGAGACAAAATCAGGGGACTCACGCTCTTGGAAGATGAGCGGCTTCAGCACTTTTGTCGTATCAAGCAAATACCACTCGGTATCCGTCTCTAGATCCTGAATCACCAGCACCTCAGCGGCACCTTTGTAGAGGTTAGGTTTGCCATCTTCCAGTCGTTCAGCCGTCATCAGCGTTCTCGCAACATCTTCCAGCGCCGGAGGTACAATCAGCACGTCTGGGGTAATATTCAACGGACGGTTGTGGCGGTCTTTCAGCTTTTTCATGTTAGTGCGGGCAGCACCAAATGAAGCCTTGGCGGCATCCTGTGAGGCAACAGACAGCGGTGCCTTACCCATATTGCTGTAGGTTTTTTCACCGATAACGTGCTTGTCGCTGAAGAAAGGCAGACCATCATAAGCCTTCTCGATAAATCCTTTTGTCAGCAGTTCAAACACAATTTCATGCGGCCACATTGCCGCACTTTCACCCGCGCCTGCTGCCTGAATACCATAGATCCCCAGTTGATCATCCTTGATATGGTTACGCTTAACGACCACCGTAGCCTCAAAATCCTTATTGGGTACGGTAAAGTCCTGTTTCAGCAGCTTGGTGAGTTGTTTCTCACCAATCCACTCGCGCATTTTGGGAAACATTTCCAGCCAAGCGTAATAGTTAGCCGCGCCCGTGGACGGGATACGCGTCGCCACGCGTTGCCACTGCGGTTTACCCAGCGTCAGGCCATTTTGAAATGACTTTTTGAGATTAAGAAACAGCACGCTGAGATTGGCTTTGTTGATTGCAGCCATAATATTTTCCTTATAAATCAGTAAATCCAGACGCCGTCACTTTCGATCAGGATGATTTTCCCAGCGCTGCTGCGGGTCGCTTCACCGGCTGGCGTTTGTCCCTCAGCGGGCGTACCGCCATTTTCAGCAGACAGCGTCTGGTTATCCACGATGTAAGCACGACTCAGCAAACTGGCCTGAGTGATGGAGCCATCGCTGGCCCACTTGAATGCCTTATTGGCGCGAACGTTGATGAGCTGCTCTCCATCCATACCGGCACTGTTATCCACCGACTCATCAGCACAGCCCGCGTACTTCAGGGTGGCATCTTCCTTTCCATTGACGGCAAAGCCGGCTGCATTGACGCAGACAATGGCTCCCATTGGGATAACTTCGCCTTTGGCTACGGGCACTGGCACCAGAATGCAGTCACGCCATGCCGTGTCGCGGGGGGCAGTAATAGCGGTCATTTTTTATCTCCGGTCAAGTCATCAGCGGTATTGCCGAACTGGCTGCAGATGGCCAACTGCTCGGCGGTCAGCTCGACGCTGTTGTCACGATCGCCTTCAAACGTCATACCGTCAGACTGCAGACGTGACAGGGCCTTGATGGGTTTACGTGTGCCGATCATCTTTTCCATCAACGCATAGTCTTTTTTGCCTAGCTCACGCAGGTTGTCTTCATCTGCACCTTTCATCACGCGCCCATCGCTCAGTGCGGCAGTTAGCAAGGTTTCAACCTTGTCGCCCTGAATCTGAGAAGAGAGCGAGGCCAGTTCAGTACGGAGATCGTCTACCACGGCAACAGGCACAAATTTGGTGGGGTCAGGCGCACCGGTCTGTGCGGCAGACAGGGCGGCAATTTTCGTCTGACCTTCCTGAATGGCTTGGTCTTTCGCGGTCAGCTGTGCCTTGTGAGCGTCAATTAGCGCACCGATGCTGGAGCAATTGGCCTCCCTGAGCTGATTGTTCTGCAGGTCTTCCAGCGCGGTCTGAATAGCCGCCTCATCCGACTCCTGCTTCAGCCCCATAATGGCGCAGAGGACGAGACGCAAATTTTCGTTCATCGGTTTTTCTCCGTTATCAAAAAACATTAAGGACGCTGCCACCTGACGCATTCCATCCAGTACCGGCATATTCGTCAGCGCTGCGTTGACCAACTCGCGTACGTTCCCTTGCTCGTCATAGCGAAACGTCGGGGAAACATAGCGGTATTCGTCAGCCTGAATCAGTGAGGCCGCACGCGCTGTCCATTTAACGTCTGCAAACAGCCCCTCACCCTCAACCCATGTCAGCGACTTGAACCAGCCTGATGCGGGCACTGGGCCACTCGCCTGAGGTGCGTTCAGTGACTGGTGCTCATAGTCAAACTGATAGTCATTCACTCGGCTATTGGCCGCATCAATGAGTCGCTGTGCCAGTGCTGCGTCCAGAAACCAGCGCTGGCCACCTGACGGCGCACCAAACCAGCCCGCAGGGAAGAGCTGAATGCGGGCGGTGTTGTCCTTGTCGATACCTGAAAGTGAGGCGGTGGCGAGCTTCCACATCGGTGTATTGCGTCCTGAAACTGTCAAAGTGTAGATAGGATAGGTGGCAGACAAAAAGCCAGACAGTTACAGGGGTGAAGCGGTCAGAATGGAGGTCAAATCAGGGGATTAAGACAGTATCATCGGCGCTGCAGTGCGCAACCCCGTTTAAAACACGTTTAAATCGCGCAGAATCGCGATAAAACAATGCAGGGGTAATACGTTACCCCTGAAAACATAAAAACGCCACAGGCGCGATTTGTGGGCTTATCCGTCTTCACCACCAAGATAGTCAATAACCGCCTGTCGGATAGCGTCGTTATCGTCATCAGTCAGACTGAGAAAAGGTCGAGCTGGAATATCCGAACCGGGGTGATTAACCTGACGGGCAAAGCGCCCATTAAAGTGCAGCGCTTTTTTATGACGGGGACGGATGATATGAGGGCGAGTTTTCCCGCCCTCTTGGTGTATACGGGCATAGACTACGTTGGTGCCGACCACCGCCTGATCGTTATCGGCGAACGGCTCAATGGAGCCGTGGAGGCGTCCACTTTTCATCAGCGGCTTGCCGTCGCGAGACGTAAGCGGTTTCCATGCCGGACGTCCGCCTTGTACAAAGTTCTCATCCACCGCATCGAGCATGATACCGGCGACCTTATTCATCAGCGGTTCACGATGCTGACAACGCGTGGCCAGTTTATCAAGCCAGTCGAGGAACTCATCAGAAATATCAATATCGAGCTTCACGTATTGCCCTCCGGCAGTGCCCCGTCAATTAGGCGGGCGTGTGCAACGACGGACGGCGACCACGGTACAGAGGATACCGGTTCAAAACCATCGCCGCTGCGGGCAAGAGTCACTACACTGTAACCCGCTAAATCCTCTACCACCATTAGAAGCAACTCCCCGCGTTGAAGCACGGCCATGGGGTAACGGAATGCCGATGCCAGACGTCCTAGCCACGACGCTTCAGCCTCACGCAGACTGACTGCCGTTTGTGCAGGCAAGGAAATCACTGGCGATGGCAACGTCGTACTGTCGCTAATTGCCGCCAGCACGAGCGGTGACAAGGCACCGATGCGGCGAAAATCCTTGCTTGGACGCGCAGAGAGAGAACGCACCCAGCCATCGAGATCGCGATTCATCGCAGTGACCAACCGGTTATTACGTAACGTCTCATACACGGCCTGCGCGGCAAGGCGCGGAGGTGCATCCACGCTTTTCTCCAGCAAAGACTGCCCCAGTCCAGCAAGATATCCACGCCCCGGATTAAGGTGAAAGCCTGCATCCGGCACCAGCATTTGTCCGGTCTTGGGGTCACGATACGCTTTAACGGGGCGCATCTCACCATCCAGACCATATGGCTGTTGCACGGTCACCAGCCTCTCGTCGCTGGTTTCAACACCCAAAGGGTGGTTTTTTATCTGCGCCTCTGTCAGGGCGCGAACCCAGCAGCGACAGTTGTAACCGTTTGGCGGATAGATGGTCTGCCATATCGGGTCGTCCCAGCGGAATACCCGACCATTGAGTGCTGCGTGCGTCGGGCGAGTGCGGTTATCCATCACTGCGTTATATTCCCAGTAAGGACGGTCAGCGACGTTGCGCATCTGCTGCTGATACCGGCCCGCAGCATACGCCGACTGGATATTGGTACGGAAAATAGTGTCAAGCCGATACGGCATCAGCTTTTTGCCCTGCAGCACGCCATCGTCATCGGCAATCAGCCCGCGACCCAGCCAGCCCTTACGCTGTAGCAGCGGCTCTAGTTCATCTTGGAACTGACGGAAACTCATCCCCTCAGTGAGCGAATGTGTCAGGCTGTTCTGGATATCGCTAAGGATATCCAGCTTGGTGATACCCGCGACGGCGAACTCGACCGCGTGGGCTTCATCCTGCATATCCTTCCAGCTCATCGTGGGAGTTACCCCTTTCGACTGGAAGTAGGCTATCGCCCGCGACGGAGGCAGGGTCATGGCAAAACCTGCATTGACCTCAGCCATGTTGCTGTCCCATCACGTCCGCGACAAATACCGCCTGACCGACCAGCTCACGCAGGGCGATATCGTCCAGCGCCGGATAGCTGGCAGCAAGAAGCTCGTAAACCTCATCTGGGCTTCGAGCAGCTTTCACTTTATCAATCAGCGGTTTTAACATCGTCTCAGCAGCGACACTGGCCTGAGCGGCTAGCAACTGCGGGGCGGCATCCAACTGCTGCTGTACACCGTCTGTTCCACTCTGCGGCACAGACAGCGCCGCAAGACGCGCCTGCATAACCTGAGAAAGCGCAGCATCACCGACCTGTTGGCGGGCTAGCGGCTTTAAGATGGTCTGGCCTTCCTGCGGCAGTGGGATACCACTTTTCTCCGAGACCCAATCGGCGGTAATGTCAAATCCCGCCTGCTGGGCGGAGTTCACCACCGTCATGAGACGTTCAAGGTCAACGGACTCGCGGGCGTCAAATTCAAGATATGGCGCTCTCTCTGGGTTAAATTTCCCGTTCATCGCTAGCACGGGCCACAATAGCTGCTGCGTCAGCGTTTCTGCCGACATCCATGCATCACCGACCAGCAGATCGTGACGTACTTCGTTATGTACGTTACCTAGTGCATTCGTGGAGCTAGCACCATCGGCTTGACTGGTCAATGTTCCACCGAGGATCACCTTCGACTGCACCTTCTCACACCAGTTCACCATATCGAGGAAGGGCGCACTCTGGCCAGCAGACGGTGAGACCAGTGAAATCTCTGCACTAGACGGAATAATACCGCCACCTTCACGTGCGAGCATCCGAATACCGCGAAGCAAGTTAAGCCGCTCATTGTCAGTCATGGAGGCATCATACTTACCGATGCGGAATGGCAGTCCGTAGAGGTTCAGGAACTGCGCCCAGTCACGGGCAGACAGGTTCTTAAACAGATACGTCCAGACCAGTACGCGAAATAGGCCACTCTGGGCGACCGGACCGGATTTGGACTTATGCTTATGCACTATCCAACCCATATCCCACAATTCCTCACCACCAACACCACCACGGTTCAGTCGGATACTGTCTAGGTCGTTCTGCGGCATGGTAAAGGCCCGTGCTGGTCGCTTATGGAACGCTGAGGGGAGCCATAGCGACCCTTTGCGCCCCCATTCGATCTCGATACACGAGAAGCCATGACCTATGGCATCCAGCATATCCATCAGCATCTCGCGAAACCCCGGCAGATGCCTCAACCACCAGTCGGCTTCCGCCGCGACTTTCTTCTCCGACTCGGTTGCATCTGGGGGCGGCTTGACGGAAAACGGCAGCGTCAGCAGCGCACGTTTGCGCTTGGACATCTCGGCGAACAGATGGCCGTCTCGCTCTTCCATGTCGGTAAACAAGTCGCTCTGCGCCTGAATATCGCCTTGCTCAGCTGCGCTGAAAAGCGCATAAACTCGCTGAATATCTAGCCCAGTAGACGGGTGACTGACGGTATCACTGTAGAGAAAATCATCGCCTGTGCTCTGCATGGCCTGTGTATTATCGCGGGAAAAAAAGCGTTTAAACGCGGTTTTAATGTCCATTTACCATCCTCCAGATCCGAACCCATTCGAGCCATAATCGTCATCATCGTCATGCCTGCGGCGCGTCGGTGAGTCCGACTTGACCGACTCTAGTTGGCTGACAGGAATAAATTCAAAGTTCCCTACGCTGGTTGACGCGATGGCAAAAAGCATGTGCAGCGCATCTGGGCCATCATCGTAGTCGGCCATCGGAAAATGCATGAGCTGTTCACGCAGCGTCGCCAGCATGCGGCCAATGAGAATACGTTCGTTCTCCATGAACGGCTGGAGCGACTCTATGCGCCCGAATTTATCGGTGGTAGGGATAACCGAGCGGGCCGGAACCGGGACGCCAGCCTTTAGCGACTCTTCTATCAGTGTCTCGCGAAGAAAATCCTGAAACTGCACTGACTCAAACGCCCAAGCCACGCAGCCAAACTCGCGCTGTAGCTGGATGACGTCGGTAATAATCTTTTTTGGGCGGCGCACACGGATGTCAGCCCGAACTACCTTCAGCACTTTTTTTATGCGGTGCCAGCCGCCGATTAGCAATGCGCTAGGGTCATTGCCTCGGCTGTTATGCTTGCCTAGCGACGGGTCGCAAGCGCCGAAATAAATCAGGTCAGGTTCGAGTTCCCGCCACTCGTGGATGCAGCCGTGGAAGATGGCATGCTCGCCGCTAACGGGAGCATTTTGATACTCTGCATCAAAGGCGCGGGTGCCCACGCGCACGCGGATCAACATCAATGCCAGCAGCGGTCGAGCGGTCCATGAGACTCGGGAGCCTTTCAGCAGCGCTTTTTCGTGGCGATGGTAAAATGCCTTCGCGGCATTTTTCCCCTTGCCACGAAGCACGGCTTCCCACTCGTCCCACAGTGCCATATTCTCCGGCCAGACGAGAATGGCTTGAAAGCGCTTCGCGTTCCACAATGGGTTTTTCATGGTGCGGGCTAGTACGGAATCGTAGTGAAGGATTGATCCGACATAGACAACGTCCATTTTGATCCCCGGCCCGCCGAGTGGCAGAACGGTACTATTGAGCCACTTCTCCAATTTGTCGCGCTGCTTTGGCGTCACCACGTTTTCATCATTCTCTAGGTCATCGAGGTGAACCAGATCAGGACGATATGCACCGTGCTTACGGCCACGCAGGCTTTGTCCCTGACCTGCAGCCTCTATCTTGATACCGCTCGCGGTGAGTATGCAGCCAATACGCCACACGCGCCCTTGACCGCAAGCCTGAGGAAAATCCATTGATAGGCGTGGGTTGTAGAGCAGCTCAGCCTTAATGACCTCCAGCGACTCTGCGGCCTGCGTGGCGGTATCGAAAGCGATAATGATGAACTTCTTCAGCTCGCGAACGACACACCACAGGTCGAACAACTGCTGACTGAGGGTAGTTTTTGCTTCACCACGCGGGGCGGCAATGACTTCGTTCTCACCTTCGGGGCTGACGACGACCTGTGGCAGACGCTCAAACAGGTATTCATGTAGCGGGCTGGTATCAGCGTGAACGATATGGTGCGGGAAGTAAGTTGTGACGAAAAAACGAAACCCGGTCACCGGATCGTTAACCTGTTCTTGACGGCGCTTTACCGCCTCCGGGCTGTTATCGAAGCCGGTGCACTCATTCTCAATACGTTCACGCAACTCGCCCTGAATACGAGCAATCTTCTCGCGAAAAGTCTTTAGTGAAGATTTGGACGCCACTTATCGCCCCTCAGCCTTGTTTACTGGTAACCAGTGCGGCTTCAATCTGCTCTAGAAGCGCCGATTTTGCACGCCAGACGGTCTGTCCAAAGCCGTCTGCCTGATAAATCTCTCCATCGATGGTTTGCACCATCAGATAATCGCTCTGAACGTATACGCGAATAATCGTATCAGCCCGCACGACATTGCGGTCGTTAAGGGTAATAAACTGTTTAGCGGGTTTAATCACCTCACCCATATTTTTTCTCCACTATCTGCTGAAACTCAGGTAATACATCGAGAAAACCTACCATCAGCGACGGATGTTTCTCGCTGAGAAAGGCCGCTAAATCTTCCACCACACCGGCTGCTACGATCAGACGGTCGGTTTCAGGCAAAATGCGCTTACTGGCGGCAATCATTTTGTTAAAGCCGTCCTGTAACTTTGCCAGCAAGCTGGCGTAATCATCGGCAGGCATGGCAGCCTGACCGTCTGCACCTTCACGAGCCTTACGCAACTGCTCCATCGCGTGTTTATGGTGTTCTAGGAACTCCAGCAGAAGGTCGCGGGTTATATCCTCCGGTACGCCGGATGACAGGCGGCGAGCCGCGCGTTGTTTATCCCAGTCATCGCCGTTTTCCCGTGATTCACGACGCCAGCGAATCACTGACGCGACGCTAACGCCGTGCATCGGCCCCAGCACTTCTGGGGCAATCCCCTGCGCAATATAATCACGCCTGACGGCATCCCTGACCGCTTTCGGGTGAGCCATCAGCGGCCCCCTGTGGCATCAGTACGACGGTCGATACGGTCATTCATGCGCTCAATCGACTGCTTGATTTCCGAGAGCATGGCCATAATTTGTTCCTGATCACGCAGAGCATCTGATTTGAGCTGAAACACCGTGTACATCTGACGGTTTTCCTCCCACAGTCGGTTGATTGTGGAATGCAGATTCTTTATCCAGAATGTAAAACCAAACGAAAAAACGCCCAATAGCGCGGTTTGCCAAAAGTCCACAATGTGTCCTGCGTCCATTTATTGCTCCTCTTCACCTGACCAGAAAAACGCCTCAAGAGCCTTGAGTTTTGCTGCGTTGGTCTGACACCAGGCACCATAATCTGTCGCATGTCGTAACAGAGCATCGGGAGATAGCCCCGTTGATCCATCGGCATACGCTGAGGGTTTAGGGGGCATCGGAGCCACCTTGACCATCGCTCGCGGTGGTTTACTGTCCTGAACTATTACTGGCGCGGGCGTTACGACTACCCGCGTATCCGAGGGCTTTGGTGTAGAGTTGCAGGCTGTGAGGCCCAAGCCCGTTATAACCACAGCCAGAAGTCTGATTGTCATTGCTGACCGCCTTATTGATATCCAGCTGCAACAGTCGGTTCGTCTGTGTCAGCTCAAACTCTTTGTCAGCCAGCTGCTGGGAGAGACTGTCAGCCCGCTCTCGCTGCTGGCGCTCGTTGTCGCGGGCTTTCTGCAGCACCTGCTGACCCGCCTGTGCCAGTTGCTGACGCTCGTCTGCACGTGCCTGCTTTTCTTTTGCTAGTGCGATGTCGCCGTCTTTTTGGGTATCTTTATGCCCAGCCTGATAGCCCGAGTGGTAAATACAGCCGACTGCGGCCAGAACCAGACAACAAAACACAACACCGGGCAAAAGCTGCGTTAAAAACCATTTAATTACGCTGCTCATCTTTACCTCCCGCTGACTGTGCAACAGGGGCTTTAAGTCTCTGGTGAAACTGTACCCCTGCATGTGTTACCCAAGCACCGAGATACAGACCTAACGCAGCATCGGGTTGCCTATCCATGACCACACAGATAAGCAGCGCCAGTGAACTGACGACCAGTGCCACCATCGTGGCTGTATCGGTGGTAGACAAGCGGCCCTGCGGGTTGGTGATTAGCTCGCCTAGACGGTTAAGGAGTGCCATAAGAAAAATCCCTCGCATTATTTCTCCCGCCTTCGGCAGACCAACCAGCGTAAAAACCAACTGATAACCACGACAGTTATCACCGATTTCCCGTTGAACGGGGTGATGGCATTCCAGCCCACATTAGAAGCCCACCAGTTCCAGCCCCCGAACGGCAGCCCCCAGACAGCCAAAGGTGCAAAAAACACAGTAAGGATGAACACCAACATCGCAGTAAAAGCCCACTGTCGAGTCAACCGTTGACCCCATATCTGGAAAATCATGCTTGATATTCCTTAAAAGGAAGCTGGAAATGTGGGCCATCTTTCAGCGTCTTCCAATCACCGCCCCATTCAACGGGGATAGATAGCTCAGCTGAGGCCTGCTTAAACGCCTGCGCAATCTGCTGATAGAGCGGCATATCCCACGAGATATCACTACCAACGTAAGCTACCACGTCAACCGCATGCCCTGTGAGATGGCGGCTATTCATGGTCTGGCTGCTGCCTTGAGCGACCATCTTTTTCTGGCGTTCCTGAGTACGGAGGCCTTCAGTGATACCAAAATCAACGGCAGACAGCTCCAGCGCACGGAGGGTCACTTTCACCAAGTCGGGATGGACACCCTGAAGGCGGGACTCGCTGCGCTGACTGAGGCGGAAAAAAGACATAAAAAAACCCTCGCAAAGTTTGTGAGGGTTATTGTGATGGGTGGGACGACTCAGGGCATGATACGAGGGTGAAGCGGTATGCCATCAGAATAGCGCTCCCTGAGCGGGGGGAGAACATGCCTGACGGCGGCTGGCAACGATAGCCCAAGCGCGGGTATTACCAATACCGTATTTTGGACCGAGTACCGTGAGTGCCATGCGTAATGATTCGCCAGCGGCCAGCATGTTGTCAACCTCAGAGAGAAAACAGCGGTTGCGCCACTCCCGTAATGCATCGGCACAGCGGGGGATCACCAGCGAACTATCTCCACCAAAACGCTTAACTAACTGACGTGTATTTTCTTCACCAATAACCTCGCGTAGCATGGAAAGGCGGCGCTCTCCGGTACCGCGCAGGCCGCGTCCGACTGGGAAACAGGCACCGCCAAAACGCTCAATGAGTCGCTGTGTGGCGGGAAAACCAATCACATCGGCAATCTGCCGAGCAGTATCCGGCAGTAGCGCCTCAAGGGATTCTAGGTCAAACTCGCACATATCACAGCCTCCCATGACGCTTTGCGTCAACAATCAGCATTTGCATCAACTTACGCACCTGATCGTCATTCAGCCACTCTATAGGTTTTTTCTCGCCGAGCATGCGTTCGACAATGCCATCCAGATATCCCCACGGTCGACCCGCTTCTGCCAGCAAGGCCTCTATCTTGCTTAGCATGGCTTTACGTCCCGTTGCCACACGGGGACGGCGACCACGCGAAGACGGTGCAAAGCCCTGAGTGCGTATATACAGCACCACTTTTTCCAGTTCGTTAGTCGTGCAGTCACGCGCTGAACGTTTGCCAGTCTGGCGAGCCAGCACGTCGCGATAGGTTTCATCATCCCAGCCAAGGGATGACTTGCCTGTATGAATAATGCGGATCAGATTACGCTTCATTGGTACGCCTCAAGTGGAGGTGAAAAACAGGAAGTGCCAGAACGAAAAAGCCCCGCACAGGGCGGGGCTTAGGCCATTTTAAATTTTGTGAAGAGTTTTAACGGACTGATTGGATCACATTGACAGCCAAAAATCAACTTTTCTTAGGGGATGCAGTGGGAAGTTCGATGTTACATGCTTTTATAAACTTGTTCACTGCAGTTGTCGAACCAATTGAACTCAACTCGAAACTCATTTTTTGATCATTCAACGACGATTTTATACCTACTAATACACGACGCTTAGCTTGTTTCAATTGTGCTAAAAGAATTTTTAATTCATCAGGAGTGTCAGCAGTAATTCCGAAATAATTGTTATTACGTATTGCTGTTTGTGCTTTAAATTTTATTGGTGAATTATCATCTACTTTGAAAACCAAATCGACAGGCAGCCCAGCAGTAACTTTTTTTGTATCAGCCTGCTCAATATATGAAACTGAGATACCATCACTGGAGCAGTCAAATGCAACACCATTTAACTCTGTCTCAGCTCCAAACATCATTGCTGTATGACTATCGCTAAATGCGTCATCTTCAACTTTAGTTGCCCACTCAGCAAAGGCCGAAGAACTGGCCAGAAGCATCCCAAGCAATCCAATACTTAACATTTTATTTTTCATGATTTTTCCTTTCGTTCATCAGCATTACTCATTAAGGGAAATATACCATTCATGTCAGGTATAGGCATCCAATGAGTAACAAGATCAATATACCCACATCCTTCACTATCTCTCCATTCGCCAGTAATACAACGGCCAACAGAAGCATATTCACCGTTATGTACAAACACATATTCACCCTCAGGTGGCAACACCGCTGTCACACTACGCCAAGCATAATCCTCAGAGGAGTCTTTAAACGCAAATGAGAGCAACTGCCCACCAAGAATCTCAGTGGCGGCACTAACGGTAGGTTCTTAACCATCAGGAAAATCAACGACAAAGGTCATTTTACCCATACAAACCTCCCAATTATTAATTATCTCGCATATTGAGGCTGAAGTTATGAGAACCGGGTCTCATAGGCGTGTGAAGTATGCCACCCACATCTAAAGCGTTGCATGAACCGTGCGATTCTATTGATGCGTTGAGGTTGGAGCGAAAGGCCGCTACCGACAAGAAAACCTCCCAAGACTGGCCGAAAAAGAGCAAATTTAACTCTTTGGCGCGAATAACCTCAGCTTTAGCTCCAACACTATTTTCCCACCCATCAAGTAGGTATATTGCATCAGCCTGTTCAAGCATGACTAGCGTCATAGCGAGATACTGGTGATGAGCCAAGCCATCGGGGAAAACCGCTGGATTGAGAACGATGCAACCTCTCTGCTCCAACCTTTGAGCCTCAGCGTTGAATTCATCACGGTTATGGTTTGGTTTACCGGTCATTGGCCCTGTAATGAAGACCACAGGTTTACTGCATGTGTTTTTAACCATTATTTACATCTCCATTTTTTCTTATGACGTTCAACGGCGGCTTTCATTTCTGATTGAGACGCTTTTTTGTATATCCGTTGATTCATACTGCTCCAGAACTGCCAGCGGGATGATAACGGTAGTGATGGGCGTTCAATCACAGTACTGCCATCGTTGAGATGATACTCGTGGCATACTCCCGGATTCCGATACAATGCCTCGGTAACACTAAGCATGGTCACCCCCTGTAACTGAGTTCATGCTGGCAAGTTCGCCGATCGCAAGCTCAAGCCCTTTAATTTTCCGAAAATGCATGATTACCGTTCGTGCTGTGGGGAAGAAGGTATCAATAACTTCTTTCGACTTTTCGGTCAGATAACGATTCTCTTTACGTTTGAGGTATGCCTTACCGCCTCGTTCTTTAGCAATACTGCGGGCCACGAGCGCATGGGGATTAATCAGCTTCTTACGAAGAAACACCTCAGAAAGCGGGTTATAAGCTTTATCATTCTTTTTCAGAAAACCGACCAGAGCATGACCACCCTCCGCGACGATGTAGGCCATCTTGGTTTCGCTGGTGTGGATTTTTATTACATTAATTTCATGACCCTGATAAAGAAAGCGAACAGGAATGCCGGTTTTAAGTGTATTTTCAATGTTATCCCACTGATTTTTAGTTATCGCCATCGTCGCCATCCTCAGCAAAATCATCACTAAACTGGAAGTCTGGAAAATTGCCCAAGTAGTGAAGCGCAATCATGATGCCGGCATGGAACCCCTTGGCTTTATCAGTTCCCGCTTTAATCTCGATACCACTACCAAAATCAAGGTCAGCATCCTTATGGTCATGGATGGTATTTAGATTAGCGACGGCTCCCTGATGCCATTGTTTGAGAGCCATATACAGTTCACTTTGAGAGTGTGTGATCACACTGTGTTTCTTCGTAGTAAGTTCAGTTTTTTTATCTACTGATTTATCAGAACGAGTATTCATAAATAACCTTTTAGGGAGTTTTAGGCGTAAAGCCGCCCCTGACGGTTTACGCCATAATTAATATTGTTTTATTTCAGATTAAACCCGAATTTATCTTAACCAGCTGGCGTCAATGTTTCCGTTTTAACGAAAAAGGGTTCGCGGTTTATTTCCACTATAGTGCCGCAATTAAAGTCGCGTGCTTCGGCAACAGTTTTTATCGGATATCCTCCGCGTAAAAGTTTACAAGGCTGATAAATAAAATGACTGCCGACAGCGAAAGATTGATTAAACGCTTTTGCTTTCATTGACCCCGTCCCAGCCGCGTGCAGCAGCGTTTGAGCAATAAGCGATTCGGGTCTCAGCCCACTGGCGACAATGATGGGTGCGGGCATATCTCAGGGCAGATTGCCATAGTTCAGCAGCCTTACCCCATTCCCCGTTACGCTCTGCGCGTCCCGCCCCAACCGCATACAGCCCATAGTTATTACGAGCGGCATTCTCGACGTTCATATTCATCTTTTATACCCCGGCAATATCGAGAGGAATATTGACCATTTTTCCGTTTTCATCTTGCTCTTTGAAATTGATATAAGTCGATGTTACGGAAACGACCAGTGCTTTATTTAGCGCCTCCATCGCCTGCTGCCAGAGTTCGTCCTGAATATTAAGCTGGCGTAGAGAAATAATACGGCCCGTATTCAGCTTGCCTTCCTTATCCACATCGAAAGCATCAGTAATAATCGTCAGCAGCTTCTCGTCCGCGCCCTTAGACCAAGCTTTTAGGCAGTCATCTATCATATCCTTGGCAACCTGCAGCTCAGGACCAAATGTCAGCCTATCTTGTACGGCTATCTTAATTTGCTGACTTCCATCGAAACTTGAGAAGGTCACGTTGCCTTTGACGCCACCTAGCTTACGCCCGAATTTCTCAGCACATAATTCCAACCACGCATAACAATCCCCAAATGAGTTATGTTTAAAGGTTGCTATACGCTGGCTCTCTGCTTTAGCTTCAGCAACACGAGAACGGACAAAGGCATCCATTTCACGATCATAATCAGAAACCTGCTCAATCGGCACCAAGCGACCTTTACGGTCTTTCATATAACCTTCAGGAACAACCGCAGTTTGATTATTAATGGACATTTTTATTTCCTTCTGTAGTGGATTTAATGATTTCTTTTGTTTCACAAATGCTGGTGTCGATATGTTTAAACCCGTTCATCGTTTCCAGCGCGGTCAGTATTGACTGGTGAATAAATGCGGCATGTGCCGCCTCCTGTTCCGTGCAGGGACCACTAGCTTGGATACGCGTACCAATGCCAGTATCATCCTGCTCAATAAAAACTTTCATCACTATCGCCATTTAACTATCTCCATCATGACTTTCTTTTTTTAAACGATTTAACTCACCCAAACAGGCTGCTAATAAACATTGAATGAGCGTTTCTTCTATATCTTCATTTTTATTTTCATTGTCGATTTCAGCATTAAAATTAATGCCATTATTATTACTTGAAAGTGTCACAGTTAATTTTACAGCCATTTATTCAACTCCAGATAACCGTACAGCCACCGATATAGGATGTCCGAGTCATTTGTCGAACACCGTCTGAAACTTCCAAAACCTCACTGACGGGCCATACAGGGCCGTTGAGCGGGGGTAAGGCATACACTACCGGTAGGTGACGGTGCCACCCAGTAACACGTCCACCGTGGGTCTGGATTTGCATTTTTGCGCGGGAACGGGCCGCTGACATCGCTGTTCTATCCATATTTTTACCCTCTATTAATGAATTAGCATTTGTGCATAGGTTTCAATTAACTTCACACTGATACCCTGATTACCGATAGCGCTGGCGCGAACCACGCCTCGTGCCAGTTTGAACATTCGACGATAATTACCTTTCGAATATTTCAGAAAGGCCTCTGCGACCCCCTGAGCTGAGATAACGTTTCTGCCATCACATGTGGGCAATAAACTGGCTAAAATGGCATTAAAATCATCAATTTCTGATTTCCCCTTATGCATCTCAAGGTCCAGCGCCATACCTACACGGCTGTAAAGCTGTGCGAATTCACCGCGCGCCCCCTTAAGATTAATAAGAAGTCTCGGCATTCCCGCTAATACGATGGCAACACCCGAGCGATCATGGATGCGGCGAAGTACCTCTAACGCTCGGTAAGGTAATAACTCAGCCTCGTCTACCAAGACAACCCAGCCGGTGCCTGTCAGTGCTTGTATGCATTCCTCGCTCAACTCATGGATATTGCCGGTCTTCTTAACACCAAGGCGACCACACAATTCTTGCAACAACACTTTTGCGGTATAACCGGGGTCAGCTTCGATTAATATCGCGCCTTTATTCATGGCAACGTATCGCTTTAGCGCCATCGTTTTTCCCATACCCGCAGGCCCATAAATCACACCGATATCACCGTCCATATGGGTATTGCTGATGAGTCCCAAAGCTAATCCTGCTAGATGAGTCTGAACAAACGACTCTTTAACTTCATGGCGCCGAGAACGTTCTTCCTCACGAGCAAGGAAATCAGCGAGGGCAGATTCAACATTATTGATATTGCCGTTGTAAACGCCTTTCAGATACTGAGAAATAACTGCTGTACTCAGACCTGTTTTAGTGGCTATCTTCTTCTGGGTATAGCCAGTCCCCTCCAGCAAGCGGATTAATTTATCTTTAATGTTCATTTAAATAACCTTATTAATGATTACTGGCTTTTTTTAAATCGTTTTCGAATTCAGATTCGAATAAATAAACTTTTTCGGTTTCTTGATTAATTTGTTTTACCGAGAATAAATCAAAATCAATATCCGGTTGGTGTTCGATAGCCGGTCGCAGAGAGTCTTTCGCATCCTGAATAACCGCTTCACCGCGTTTGATTTGACGTGCTGCACGCTCCTGAAGCGCTTTTTCAACTCTGGCAATCGGTACAGGCGCATGTTTGTTGCCATTCCACAGAGCGGTGCACACGAAGGTACCATCAAGCCTGCGGACGTAAACCTCCTGCGCATTGAGTGGGTTAAATGCCACTCTGACTTTTTCTTGATCAACTTCAATCAGTTCTTTAGCGAAATAATCATTCGTGCCCAGTTTGATCCATCCACGCGCCGCTGTACGTATCTCTTCTGGCAAGAACATATCGTGCAGCTCGCTGGCCGTCATATATTCGATATCATCCCCCTCGGTGCTGAGTACGTATTTACGATAAGCAATAGGCGACATATGCTGACCGTTCACCTTTGGTAGCTCGCTATGTTCATGCGAGCTGTTATATTTTGCGATCTCCTCTTCGATAGCCTGTGTCAGCGTCTGCCAATCAGGGATTAGACCCAGCGTGCGTTTTTGTTCAGTGGTTAATTCCTTCCCCTGACGCAGAGCATTGGTCAGGCTGACCATCTTTTTACTCATTACCCGCGTAAATTCCGGATCGGCATTGTGGCCGTTGTACGTAGCAAAGCGCCGAGCCAGCGTTATCGGCAATACTCCATTGAGGCGTTCAATGATACCGCGTGCCTGTGGGTTGCCCGGAATACCTGTCATGTGGTCGATGCCGATGCGCGGAAATATACCGGTAATATCCGCATCCAACATGTTGTTCTTCTCACCGCCACCATTATCGGAATAGACGAATAATGGTTTACCGAATTGTTCCATTCCGTGGCGATAAGCTTCCGCTACCGCGAAGCGGTTTTCTGATAACGACAAACTCCACCCAACAATGACACGTGTCCGGCCATCAATAACCATCGTCAGCTCCGGCGTGAACGGGCGGTTATAAATTGGATGAAGTACTTTCATATTGAGAGATTTACCATCGGCAATCCATATGCCATTCACCGGCATCATTGGCCAATCACGCTTGCTGTAAACCTCGAACGCTTTCGCGGAAGAACCGCTTACTCGTCCGGCCATACGCTTGTACAGAGGCTCTTTTTTCAGCATACGCAGCACTGAGTCATAAGATGGCATCGCCGCCAGTACCGCTGGCTGATCGTGATATTGCATCTGCCACCATTCTTTGAACTTACGCCACGCCGCTTTGGCAGAATCACCCGTAGGGACGCCGTAATAAGCCTTGAAGGCCACCCACCATGTGCAATTATCAGGCTGTAGCTTCTTTGGCTGTCCGGGAGCAAGGAGGACCAGCCGCTCCAAGCTATTCTGGGTTGAGTGATACAGTGAGTACCACTCCTGCAAGCTGCGAACGCTGACACCGGTACGCTTTCCTTTGCGAGCATTAGCCAGTTCAACGGCCTGCTGTAAACGCTCAATCTTAAACCCGGCGCGTGACTCAGAAGAAATAAAAGCCACAGCGCTCGCCCGTGTTTCTCCCATAGCACGGAGGCGATCAACTTCCATCACCATGACACAACGCGCATCGGCTATTTTACGCTGCTGTTCGGTCAGACTATCCGCTTCACGTCGTGCTAGTGCGGGGCACTGCTGCATCAATGCAAGCTCCTGTTTAGCCTTGACCGCGACACTAACAGGTGTACTCGGATGACAATTATCAGCCGACTCAACGGCTTTACTGAAGAAACGGTGCTTAACCAATTCCCGTGCGTCTTTCGGCAGGCAATCAACGTGATATTCAATTGCTTTGGTGCCTTCACGGCGACGGAAGAGGCTTTGATTTCCTGCTGACAGTCTGCCTAGCGCCTCGCGAATACCCTTGGGTGTCGCAGGCAAACCGGGAATACCAACTAGCTCTTTTGCGACAACAAACATATTCAGGACGCTCTCTGGATGTAACTGTCATTTTGATAACGGCTGGGCCAGATTTCTTCCGGTGCAACCCCCAAGGCATCCGCAACAATTTTCTGATAAGGCTTGCACGGAGTGCGCAAAACACTTTTAAGCGAGTCTTTTTTGTAACCAGCTTGGAGAGACAGTGCGCGGAACGACAATCCGCGTTTGTGGATCTCCGCCTTGATGTTTTCTGGATGCCAATCGGCAACCAGCTCTTCTTTTCGATTCATCAT